TAATGGACGAGCAACCGATTCGTATTGGGCATTAATAGACTGAACTCCCTGTATCCCACTATTATTAATGGTGATTTTTTCAGCCTCTCTCCTAATCCTTCCTAACATTACCTTATCTTTATTTTACACTTCTTTTTGTGTGTAATATAATAAATAAAGGGTTAAGGAAAGATGGCTGAGAGTATTTACACAGTAAAAGATTGGGTAACTGGGACGACCTATGCAAAAAACAACATTGTTTTAGTGAGGGAAGATATCGGAGATACCGGAATCCCCAAGAAAATTAAATATTATTACGCCATTAAAAGCAACCAAGGGCAAACCCCGCCCACCTATAACAACCAATATTGGGCCGGGTATGTAGCTTCCAAAGGGGCAGCTATACCCCTTTTTACTTGGATTCCTTCTTATAACGCAACTACCTCCCACAAACCGAGAACCCTGACTATAAATTTCGGAAACGGCTACGAGGAAAGACTGCCAGACGGCATCTTTAATGGGTTGATAACTTTAAATGTTTCCTTTGACTTGAGGAATGAAGGGGAAGCTACGGCTATTTTACATTTTCTTAGGTCGCGAAAAGGGGCAGAAAGCTTTATTATGCAAAACCTTCCTCAACCTTACGCTGATATACCGGGAGGTGGCTACAGGAAGAGGTTCATATGCGCTGACTTTTCCAGCACTTTTTCTTTTCATAATAATTATAGTATAAAGGCTACATTTATACAGAAAAATAACTAAAAATGCCATACACTCCCACCAAGAGCATCGCCCAATCCTCCTTCAAGTCTGTTAGCGCGGAACTAGCTAACCTAAACCCCTCGGCAATAATAACCTTTTTCGAAATAGACGTCACCAATGTTATGGAGTCAAACAACATATCCAATCTAGGCGTGGAGGCGGACGCTTATGGAGTAACCCAAGACGTTCAGGGTAATATTTTGCGCTTTCATAATAGCATTAACGTTTTTAACTCGTTCTTAAAGTGGCAAGGTTTTACCTACTATCCCGCCCCCATACAAGGAGAAGGGTTTGAAACCTCCTCTCGAGGAACTCTCCCAACTCCAACCCTAACGATAGCAACTCAAGGCTCCCAGCAGGACCTAATGGGTCTCCTGAGACACCAGATAAGGAAATTTGGAGACGTTGTTGGAGCCAAAGTAACACGCATAAGAACCTTTGCTAAATATCTAGATGTAGATAATTTTTTAGCGGTAAACTCAGAAGGAAAAGTCTCGCCGAATGCATTGCAAGATATGGCTACAGAAAATTTGGGAGAAATACCTATAGGTTTTGAGCCTGACCCCTACGCAGAACTTCCCCGTGATATATATTACATAGAAAGAAAAGAGTCGGAAAACAAATCAATCTTAAGGTACCAACTTTCTTCCAATTTAGATTTAGAGGGAATAAAAATCCCCAAAAGAATAATATTAGCCAACCGATGTATGTTCGACTATCGGGGGCCGGGATGTTGGTACCAACACAAGTACGATTCCGAAAGCTACAAAATAGTGTCATCGGTTTGGGCTGGAAGTGGGGCCGGAAACTGGACCAATTCAAGCGCCAGAGACCAAGTAGTAGCTAACGCCATTGCTTTAGATATTGGAAGCAGTATAAGTGTGAACGCCACCAACAACGTTTTTCATACGGGCTACGTTATTAACTTTACAAGTGGTGCGACGTTTACGATAAGTGATGATATATCGGTCTCCCCCCCCTCCAGCCAGTATGCAGTTGGATCTAAAAGACTTTACGGAACCTTAAGTGCTACAATACAGAACAACGAAACAGGAACAATAAATTATAGCTACAACACTCTTACCAGCAATACATCTAACGCTGCGATAACTTCAGCCGTAAGAAACTCAGGACCCAGCGCATACAACGTAAACTTTTCAGTAGCTGTCTCTCCTGCTTTCCCCGCCGCGGATAAGGAAGAATATGAATTAAAATTTAATTTTGCCTTCCTTAATGCCTCTAGCGTAGAATATCCCAATTTTCAAATTCAAAACGCCACTACCGTCAACGGTAAAGTGGGATGGAAGCAGGCGTGGTCGCAAGCGATAAGACCCACACAAGAAGGAACCAACACATTAAGATTTCAGGTCAACAATAAGGCGATAGGAACGGGAAATAACGCCATGCTTGCCGCTTGGAACACTCAGTATGCTAATTGGAAAATAACAGACGTCTCCCTTAATAAGGTGACCTCCAGACCACCAATCTTAAACAAAGCGGGACTGGACCTAGGCAACTACGCCGATACCCTACTACCCCAAGAAGCGCCGCCCGTAGCTACAGACAACGACGAAAAGATAATCGAAGCTCTTGGAAGCGAACTTCAAAAATCTCAATTCGACGACAAAGGACTATGGAACTCCGCCCTTCAGTACGAAGTGGGAGATTATGTCTACACGTCAAAAGACGATCTAAAGTATTATTTCGTGTGCAGTAAGGCACACAGTGGATCTCCTCCTCCTAATTCCACTTACTGGATATCTGACCAATGCTCAAAAAGCCTCACCGGATGCCGGTTAAGGTGGGGCACCAAAGCTAAGGGGGGAGCAGTCAGGGGCTCCACATGCATTATAGGAGGACCCGCAGCAGGAACAAAAGGCGGACTCCCCTATGGAGGATTCCCAGCAGCCACCCAAATACAGCAGAACTTTGCATCACGATGAAACTCGCACAGCACATAAAAGATCACATTAAGGCTCACGCTCTGAAAGATTCACCAAATGAGTGCTGCGGTTTGATATTTGAAAAAGACGCCTTTCAGGAAGTCTTTAAATGCAGAAACATTTCCACCTCCCCGCTAACCAGCTTTTCCCTAGACCCACTGGACTACCTGAAGTGTTCCTCCCGAGGAAAAATAAAAAGCGTTTATCATTCTCATTTGGAAGAAGAGGAGTTTTCGGAAGCGGACAAAACCAACAGCTCTTACCACAATGTTAACTATATAATGTTCAACATTAAAAATAATTCCTTTCGGGAATTTAACCCTAAAAAACAGAAGACTCTGTACCTCAACAAGCCTTTCAAAGTTGGGGTAAACGACTGTTTTACTTTGGTCCGAGACTATATAAACAAAAACACACAGGCTAAACTTCCTCAGGAGGTGTGTGAAGCTTACGCTTTTGGAGCACGAAGAGAAAATCTGCAAAAAGCCATAGATCTTATTGATGAGGTGGCTCTGTCTTATACTAAAAAAGATTTCCTGAAGATATTTGTATCTCATATTAACGAACTAAAAAAACATGACATTCTAGTGATAGGGCTGAGGGAAAGCAACACTCCGCTTCACTTAGCAATGTATTTAGGAAATAATATGGTTATCCACCACCCCAGAAACAAACATGTTACTACGGAAAGGGTGAGTGCCTCCTTTTCCAACCGAATAATTTACGCTTATAGACCCCAATGAAAAAACTAACACACATAACTTTGCATGGAATCCTGTCTGAACAGATAGGAAGACAAAATTTTGACTTGGTTGCAAGCAGTGTCGGGGAAGCTATGAGAGGAATTCAGGCCAATTGTAAAAAATTTAATAAATCTCTTATAGAGAATGATGAGAAAAACATCAAATATAGAGTATTAATAAATAAAAAAGATTTCTTGGTGGAGGAAGGCAAAGACCCCAACACCGAAGAGGGTATAAGATCATCGGAGCTAGTAATGAACCTTCAAGACCTTAAAACGATAGATATAGTTCCGGTAATGGAAGGAGAATCATCTCAGGAAAAAAAGGCGGATTCAAAATCTATCTTTGCAATAATTGCCGGAATTGTATTGATAGCGGCGGGGATTATGATGGGCGGAAATCCGTATTTAATAATGGCAGGCATAGGGTTATTAGTAGCGGGAGTATCTAACCTCCTTACCCCCACCCCACAATTCGAGGACGTAAGAGAGATTGAAGGTGGAGGGAAACCGTCCTATATGTTTAGCGGCCCCCAAAATACCGTACGGGAGGGCGGTCCTGTTTTTGTGGGGTACGGCAGGCTTCTGGTCGGAAGCCACGTCATTCAGACTTCTCTGGATACCGTGGACACGGCTGCGGACCTCACGCTAAACAACACGTGGGGATTGGGTGACCACGGACTACTCTATAGGGTAAGTAATCCATCGGGAGGAGAGCGACTCAAACGCAGGGTACAATACGATTCCGACTGGACTGGAGGCCCGACAGGATAAGGAAAAAATTAAATGGGAGAATACGTAGAACAAGGAAGACCTCAGGTAACTGATATAGGAGCTGTCGCAAGCGGAGGAAATACCGGAATTCCGGTTGTTTCTGAGTCCCATATAGAAGTTGCTGATTTACTGTGTGAAGGTCCAATAGAAGGAATCGTAAGTGGACGTTACGACTATTATGGGACTAAGGGGGAAACAGGGTACCAAAAGGTAGTTACTCCCGATGAAGGCTCCCCCTTTGGGACTTATGACCCCAATAACCGTTATACAGCCACAGGAACTA